GAGATATGCAATATATTCTAAATTAACAATCCCAAGTGTTACTTGGGGTGCAATATAACATTATGGGATTATTTGATTTATTCAAAAAGAAGGGCATCAATCCTTATCCGACGAACGCAGTGCAAATGGTCGGCATCAATAGTTCAGTCATTCAAGATTATACGGGAGTTGAGTATGTAAACCAAGGATATCTTGGTAATGCAGACGTTTATTCCATTGTGAGTTTCTTGGCAAGAAAAAGTGCATCTATTCCTTGGTATGTTTATCAACTTAATCCAGGAGAAAAAGCAAGAACAAATTTGATGCGATATAAGCAACTCTCAAAAGGCGTTGCAAATCGTGGTGCGTATGAGCAAGCCATTATTGCGCGCAAGAACGCATATAGCGAGAACATCATCATGGGTACGCCACTTGCTCGACTTCTTGAGCAACCAAACGGCTATCAATCTCAAGACCAATTTTTTGAGAACTTATTTGGCTATCGCTATTTAAGTGGTGAGGGAAATGTGTATGGCAATGATGGCAAGATGGGTGGAATGTTCACGGAGTTAAATATTTTGCCAACTCAATTCCTAGAGATATATCCTGACCCAAATGACGTTTACGCAATTGCAGGATATAAACTGCAAATTGGTGCAGGCGTTGATCTACCCAAAGAGCAAGTGATGATGTGGAAGAGTTGGAATCCTGACTTTGATGCAACTCGTAGAACACACCTAAGAGGTCTGTCTCCACTTCGTGCCGCATATAAGACACTTCGCATGAGCAACAATGCTGCGGATGCAAGTGCAACAATGACGGGCAATGGCGGAGCGAAGGGAGCTATTACTCCAAAGCCGCTTGGTAGCATCGTTCCTAATTTTACGATTGAACAGGCGAACGACATCAAGCGTGCAGTAAATGAGAACCTGAACGGAATAGATAATAAGGGAAGGGTTGCAGTGTTGCAGACTCCATGGGATTATTTAAACTTTGGATTAAGCAGCGTTGATATGGAGCTGGTAAATACGCTAAGAATGAGTATGCACCAATGGTGTAGAGTATTTGGTCTTCCAGCAGTTCTATTTGATGTTGATACATCATCATACAACAACTATCAAAACGCAATGCGTGATTTAATAACCAACACAATTATTCCAATGTGTTGCCAATTGCGTGATGAGTTAAATAAATTTTTATTGCCACGTTACGGAGAGGATATGTTCATTGACTTTGACATTACGGCTTTGCCTGAGATGCAACAAGATATGGAGCGTATGGTCCGTTCACTTCGTGATGCAAACTGGTTGACATTTGACGAGAAGCGTGTTGCAATGAACTACCAAGAGAAAGAGGGTGCATTTGAGTATGCTTACATCAACCAAGGATTAATTCCTATTGAGCAGGCAATCATGGACCTTAGTATTTCACCTAGTCAAGATTTAGAAGATGGCATGGGAGATGGAATGGATAACATCGCAAACAACAGACGAGGAGATTCACGAGCAAACGATGCTGAAATATCCCAAGCTGAAGAGCGAGCAAACTTGCGCAGTAGAGAAGCGAATGATGCAGTCATTGAGGACAGCTTATAAACAAAGATGTACCGATGAACGCGAGACAAAGAAGCGAATATTGGGTGAAGGTGGAAAGGTTGCGTAGGCAACTCGATCAAAAATATAGTTCTTTATTTAGTGCAGCGATTAGCAAAGATGTGAATAAAGTTGCTAGTGATATACGCAAGTATGGAACGGATGCAGCTAGAACATTAATGGGTGCTTATGCTTGGAATGATGAGATGATGACAATAATGATGCAACTTTATAAAGAGGCAGCAATATTATTTGGAAACGCATCTTTTCGTGCAGTTAGAAATGCTGGGCAGAAAGCAGCCGATCCGTATGGCATCAACAATGACTTTATAACTAGCATCTTGCAATTTTTGGCGCAGTATGGCTTTATGCTTGTTGCAGATATGACGCAAACAACAAAAAAGCAATTGCTAAATATCATTAGCCAAGGAGTTGCAGATGGGTTAGGCATTGATGAAATAGCTAGACAACTAACGCAAAGTGATGAACTTGGATATGCAATGATGAGGGCAAGAAGGATTGCTAGAACGGAGGTGATGAGGGCCAGCAATTATGCAGCAATGGAAGGCGCAAAATTGCATAACTTTGAAGTGGATAAGATTTGGATAGCTAGTCGTGATTTGAGGACTCGTAGGATTCCAAGAGATTCATACGATCATTTTCATATGGATGGCGCAACTGTACCATATAATGAGCCTTTTACTTCAACGGGTAAAAAAGGCGATACGGTACTAGCAGCTCAGCCAGGCGATCCAAATGCACCAGCGGGGTTCACGATCAATTGTCGATGTACAGTTGGTTTTGTTCCGAAAAGAGATGAGAACGGAAGATTAATAATGAAAAGATAAATGGCAATAGTTTATAGACATATTAGACTTGATAAAAATATGCCATTTTATATTGGTATTGGTAAAACTGAAAAAAGAGCATATCAAAAAAAATATAGAAATAACATTTGGCATAGCATTATAAATAAGACAGATTATGAAGTAGAAATATTATTTGATAATATATCATGGGAAGAAGCGTGTGAAAAAGAAAAAGAATTTATTAATTTATATGGAAGAATAGATTTAGAAACAGGATTTTTAGCTAATCAAACTGATGGTGGTGATGGCAATAATAATTTATCTATTGAAAAAAGAAAAAGAATTAGTGAAGCAAATAAGGGTAATAAATATGGTTTAGGATATAAACATACAATAGAAGAAAGAAAAAAAATTAGTGAAGGTTTAAAAGGTAAACCAAATAGAAGTTCAGCTAAATTTAAAAAAGGTCATATACCATGGTCATTTGGAACAAAAGGAGTTGCTAAAAAAAATAGTGGTAGTTTTACTAAAGAAAATCCTCCTAAATCAGTTCAAGTAATTGATATAATTAATAATAAAATATATAAAACTATTAGAGCAGCAGCTTTAGATATAAATATTAATGAAAAAACTTTACACGCAATGTTAAAAGGTAGAGTTAAAAATAAAACTAATATAAGATATGCCAATATATTATTGTGAAAGTAATGGCAAATATCGTATAGGATCAGGAGAGTGTGTATTTTCCTCACGCGAAAATGCGGTGCGTGCATATCAAGCATATTTAGCGCAGCATCCTGAGGCAGCAAGTGAGTCGAAAGCAGCTGATATGGATAAAGTGAGTTTTGACTTTGATGGCACAATAAGCAAAGAGCAATGGCAGCAAAAAGCCATGCAATTTAAAGATCAAGGAAAAACTTTGTATATTGTAACAAGAAGGCAAGAAAGTGATAGTGAGCCAGTGTATGCGGTTGCCGACAAGATTGGAATTCCACATTCAAGAGTTTACTTTACAAATGGTAAACTTAAATGGGAAACAATAAAAAAACTTGGTATTGGAACGCATTATGACAATAATCCAGATGAGATTAAAGCCATTAATGAAAACACCGATGCAAATGGAAAATTAGTAGGAAGTAAAAATAATTCAATGATATACAATTACAAATCACTTAGCTTAGAAGTTAAGGATGTAGATACAAAAGCTGGAGAGGTAGTAGGATATTTCTCAGCATTTGGTAACGTAGATAGCGATGGCGATATAATGATGCCAGGCGCATTTAAGCGTTCTATCCAAGATTGGGGGCCTGAAGGGAAAGGTAGAATTAAGCATCTATTAAACCATGATCCATCAAAGCCACTTGGCAAGATTATGGATTTGAAAGAAGATGAGTATGGACTTTATTATAGAAGTAAAATCGGCACTCATCAACTTGGCAGGGATTTTGTGAAGATGGTAGAAAGTGGACTTATTGCAGAGCATTCAATTGGATTTAAAACATTAAGAGAGCAAAAAAGTGGAGATGCAAATCAAATCCATGAAGTAATGCTTTTTGAAGGTTCAAGCCTTACTGCATGGGGAGCTAACGAAGCAACTCCATTACTAGGCATGAAAAATATGAATAACATTGAACAAATACAAGATCAGATCAAATCATTTGAGAAATTTATCCGTAATAGCGATGTTACCGATGAAACAATTGATTTGTGTATTTTAAAAGTTAAACAACTCGCAGAACTTGTTGAACGTATG